CGCCTCGATCACTTTCGAGCGTTCGCGGCCGCTTGGCACGTCCCTGCTGACGCACCGACCGCGCAGACCGGCCAGTGGGTACCTGGTCCCGGCGCCGATTTTTTCGACGCGATCCGAAGAGAGCTGAGCTCGCTGCCGTTCATCGCCGAGGATCTGGGTTCGATCACGCCTGACGTCACAGCGCTCCTGGACCACCTGCGCCTGCCGGGCAACCGGGTTCTGCAATTCGCCTTCGATGGACGCCCGGACAATCCGTATCTGCCGCACAACTATGTCTCGAACACGGTCGTGTACACCGGGACCCACGACAATCCGACCACGCGAAGCTGGTTCGACGAGCTGCCGGATCATCAGCGTCAGGACGTCTGGAGCTACTTGAAGCGACCGGCGGGCGAGAGCGGTGAGGTCGTCTGGGAGCTGATCCGCCTGGCGTGGTCGTCGCCGGCCGCGCTGGCCATCGTGCCGTTACAAGATTTGCTCAATCTTGGGGCGGAGGGCCGCATGAACCAGCCCGGCCACGCCGAAGGGAACTGGCGCTGGCGCTGCACCGAAGAGATGCTGGCCGCGCCCGTGTTCCAGGACCTGAGGAGCTTGACGAAGGACGCAAACCGGCTCCTCCGCTAGGTCTCGCGCTTTTCACGACGGTTCCGAACCGCGTATACTAGCTGCTCGTCGACGCGGGAATCATTCGACGCCCCCGTAGCTCAGGTGGATAGAGCAGCAGTTTCCTAATCAAGGCGGGCGACCTCGTGCAAACGCGTGAGAATGCGAGAATCACCGCGAAAACAGCGGGGAAACACATCATCCGACATTCCTCAGCGTTCCCCGGAATTCCCCGACTTTTGCCACGAATTCCACAACGGTATTCACAACGCTTTTCGGGAGGGGCTTGATGAGCCACAGACACCGTAATGCGGCGCGGCGCGCGACGCCATTTCGGACGGCGGCCAACAAGGACGCCGCGCGCCTCGCGGAGCTCGAGCGCCGTGTGCTCGGCGATCTCGAGGATTGTCGCCTCGCCTGGGAAAAAGCGCACGACCCCGTAGCGCTGCTCGTCGCGGTCGAGATGGCCGAGGCCCTGGAGATCCCGCTCCCGCAATGGCTTTGCGACGCCGTGCTCGTCGTCATGGCGGCCGCCTTCGATATCGCGCATCTCGGCCGGCTCAATCTTCCGGACCTCTGGGCGAAAACGCGGGAACAGGCTCAGGACGCGCAACGGGCCGCCGGCGCACTCGCCTACCGCACGCATCCCTCAAAGCCTCACACGCTGAAAGACGCCTATCGGCTGGGCGCCAAAGCGGCCGCAGAACACGCCGGGGCCGACCACACCGGCGACACAGAAGCCAAGGCAAGCTACCTGCAGGCCATCCGCGGTCTGCAAGAGAACGAGGGGCTGTACCACGGAGCTCCGCCGGGATGGCTGGGTCGCGTCGTACTCGCCCTCTCGACGCTCCCAGCGGCCGTCGCCGCCCCCTTGCAAGCGCCTAACCACTAGCCGCGCGCGGCCAGGCGAAAGCGGGTCGCAACATCGGCTGGATTTGCGACCCGAATAGTCTCTACGGGGCGTGCGACGCTCGATGGCGGTTATGGAGACGCTGCCAGCCGCCATCGCGACCGCCGCCGACTTCCGCGCGGCCATCGGACGCTACCGCCTCAAGGTCTATCACCTCGCTTCGCTCGTCGGTCTCCATCCCAGCCGCCTGTCGCTGATCCTCAACGAGCACGCGCCGCTCACGCGCGACGTCGCGGAGCGCCTGGCGCGCGCGATCGAGCAGGAGGCGCAGTGAAGGCGTCACCGCCGCGGAAGCGGGCCGGCCAGGGCGGCGGCCCTCGTCGCGTCGCAGGCCAGATCCTCGACGTCGCCGGCGCTGCGCAGCTCCTGGGCGTGAGCGAGAAGGCGATCCGCGCTCGGGTCGCGCGGGGCCTGCTCCCGTATCGTCGCTGGGGCGGCCGCGTCGTGTTTCTCGCCGACGAGCTCGCGGAGTACCTGCGTCGCCTGCCTGGCGTCACGCTCGACGAGGCGGTGCGCAACGGGGCTCAGCGGGTGGGAGAGCCGGCGTGAACGACCTCGCCCGCGACGCGCGCCGCGAGCTCGAGGACGCGCTCGACGGCGCGGCCTGGCCGTGGTCGCTGCGGCTCTCGCGGTGGCTCGACGCTCTGCTCGTCCTCGAGGAGTCGGCGGCGTGACCTGGCTCCAGCCGATCCCCAGCGAGATCCCTGTCGAGCTCCGCGCGCTCGGCTGGGTGCTCTGGCGGGCCGAGCAGCGTGGCGAAGGCAAGCCTACCAAGGTCCCGTACCTCGTCGCCGATCCGAAGCGCAAGGCCTCCAGCACCGATCCGTCGACCTGGTCGACGTTCGCCGATGCGTGCGAAGCATACGGCGCCGGCGTGGCTGACGGCTTCGGCTGCGTGCTGACCGCGTCGGCGGGGATCACCTGCATCGACCTCGACCGCGTCCTCGCTGACGACGGGACGCTCGACACACGAGCGGAGACGCTCGTCGGCATCTGCGACTCTTGGACGGAGATCTCGCCGAGCGGAACTGGGCTGCACATCTTCGTCCGCGGCGTCACGTCGAAGGCCCTGAAAGGCTCGCAGATCGAGGTGTACTCGACGGCGCGCTATATCGCCGTGACCGGCCACCGCTGGCCCGCAACGCCTGACCGGCTGAGCTACCAGCAGTCCTATCTCGATCACCTAGTCGCGATCGAGCGCGGGGACGCTCCAGCTCGTCGACCGTGGACCGGCCCCTCGGTGCCGCCGCCCGACGATCTCGCTGGCGCGCTCTTGGCGAAGCTCGAAGCCTGGGGCATCCGTGCCGCGCGCGTGAAGCGCTGGTCGGACGGCTACCTCGTCGAGCTCGAGGCCTGTCCGTGGGCCGCCGAGCACACAACGGGGGCCGGCGGCGCCGCCGTGATCATTCGTGCGTCGGGCGCGTTCGACTTCACCTGCCTGCACGCGCATTGCGGCCGACGTGACTGGCGGGACTTCCGCGCGGCTATGGAGGGGAGGGCGTGACCGAGTTCGGTCTCGCCCAGGCCGTGACCGTCTCCACGAACGGCCACGACCTGGTGAGCGACTACCTCGAGCCGATCGGGTCCTTCATCGACGAGGAGGATCCTCCGGTCGACTACATCTTCCCCGAGCTCCTGCCGCGCGGCGTGCTCATGCTATTGCACGGTGATCCGCGCGCGCGCAAAAGCCTCTCGGCCTTCGAGTTCGCGATCGCCGCGGCCACCGGGACGGCGCCGTTCGGCCTTGAGCGCTTCAAGCCGGCCGCGCCGGTGCCGGTGATCTACGTCCAGGAGGAGGATCCGCGATCGCTCACGCGGCCGCGGCTCCGGGCGCTGGCGCGTGAACGGTGCGGCGATTCTCCGCCGGCGATTCTTCACGTCGCGGTCCGCCGCGGAGTCAGCCTCGACGATCCGCTGTGGGTCGAACGCCTGATCGCCGATGCCATACGGCTCGGGGCGAAGCTCGTGATCTTGGACGCTGCGCGGCGCCTCTCCGCCCTGACCGATGAGGGGCCGGCGAAGGTTCGCGAGCTGACCGCCGTGCTCCGTTCGATCGTGACGCGGGCTGGCGTCTCGATTGTGATCGTCCACCACGACGTCAAGCCGTCCCGGAACGGTGAGCAGGATTCACGTCGGCGCAGCCAGCGCGCGAGCGGCGGGGACTGGTTCGCAGCGTCTGAGTGTCCCGTCCACGTCGAGCGCCTCAACGATCGCGAGTCCCTCGTGTTCCCCCAGGACTACAAGTTCATGGCCGACCCGGCGCCGTTCACGTTTCCGGTGCGAGATCCGGGACCGTCTGATCGTCCGCCTGGTCGGTACCGACATGAGCACCGAGCATGCTGAGAAGGCCGCTGTCCGCGGGAAGGTGCTCGACTGGCTCCGCCTGAACGGTCCCGCATCGAAGCGCGCCATGCAACAAGCCGGCCTCGCGCGCTGGGAAGCCCTCGAGCCGGTGATCGCCGCATTGCAGAAGGAGGGCAAGGTCGACTCCGCTCCTGGACGCCAGAAGGGCTCGCTGCGCTACTTCGTGCCCGGTGCTCCAGTCGCGCCGGAGCACTCGACGTCATGAAGCGCCCACTACGCCTTGTGAATTCACATCTTGAGCGCTACGGAGCGCTCCGGAGCAGTGGGAAGCGCCCGGAGTGCTACAGCGCTCCAGCGCTTTATATAGAAGCGCTGGGCGTAGCGCTCCTCTCCGGCGCCGCTCTGAGTCGCAGTCGGAGCGCTCGGTGGTGAGGCGCTACCTCGGCTCGTGGACCCTGCCGAGCGGCAACACCTGCGACGTCTACCTGACCAGCGCCGGTCAGCTCTCGTGCTGCTGGGATCGTCGGCCGTCGCCGTCCTGGCCACGGGCCGACGTCGAGCACTATCAGGCCGTCACCTTCCCCGAGATCTTGCGCGCCGTCGCCACCGTGACGGGCCACCGCGTGCTCGGAGTGGAGGCGTGATGACACGGGGGCTATCCGAGAGCTGGCAAGTTTTCGCTGACGACCGCGCTCGCCCCTGTCCGCAGAATAAGATTCGCCCGGCGGAGGCCTTGACATGGGCTTGAGGGGCCCTCGTGCCATTCCGCACGCCGAGTTCCGGCCGCCGGCCGACGCTCCGGCCCGTCGCCGAAGCCTGCGGGTGTCGGCCAAAGCGCTCCGCGCGTTCCTCGTCGGCGACCGCGGGTACTTCGTCCGCGAGCTGCAGCTTGAGCCGTGGCAGGACTCGCCGCTCGTCAACCGAATGGTCTGCACGCAGGGCCACCCGATCGCCAGCGAGGACTTCGAAGGCTGCGGCTGCCACGACCAGCACATGGCGTGGGCGCTGCGCCAGCGGATCGTCGCGGCGATCGAGCGTCGCGGCCGCTTCCGGTGGGCAAATCTCCGATCAGGCGACGACGCCGCGGCCGTCGCTGCGTGGGCGGGACTCGCCTCGGTCGCCGCGGCGGTCGGAGTCAGCGAGGCCATGTGGAACAACCTGTTCACGAGGGGGGAGCGATGACGGAGCGGAACATCGAGCAACTCGAGGAAGCGCGCGCCCGCATGCACGAGGTGATGAAAAACCTCGTCGTGATCCTCGGTCCTCACGATGCTCTCGCGGCGATGGCGGGCACCCTGGTGAACGCGCTGCTCTACGTGCACGGCCAGGCGGGCATGGTCCAGTACCTCCGCGAGCTCACGGACGCGGCCGCGCGCATGGCGCCGCCGACCGACTACAGCCTGAACTGAGGACTGCGATGACCACACTACGCCGCGGTGTTTCGCTCGAGATCAAGTCCCTCCACGCCCGCGAGTTCGAGGGGCACGGCGCCGTCTTCGGCAACCTCGACCTGGGCGGCGACGTCGTCATGCCCGGCGCCTTCAGGCAGACGCTGGCCGATCACGCGCGCAAAGGAACCCTGCCGTTGATGTTCTGGCATCACGACCCGCGCGCGGTCCCCGGCGTCTGGAAGGCGATGAACGAGGACAGCAAGGGCCTGCACGTCGTCGGCGAGCTCGTCGACACGGAGCTCGGCGACGAGGTAAGAACACTCCTGCAGAAGCGGGCCGTGCGCGGCCTGTCGATCGGGTACCAAGCGACCGACATCGACTTCGACCGCGACGGCAATCGGATCCTCAAGTCGGTCGACCTGTGGGAAGTGTCCCTGGTTTCACTCGCGATGAATCCGCTCGCCCAGGTCGAGGCCGTCAAGGCTCGCCTGTCGCGAGACGGGGAGTACGTGCCGACGGAGCGGGAGCTGGAGGCTCGCCTGCGGGATGCCGGCCTGAGCCGAAAGACCGCGCAAATTATCATCGCCAAGCTCTACGGCGCCGGGACCGACGAAGGGATTTCGTCGCTCTCCCTGGAGGGATTCCAGCCCGCCGAGGCTGACGAGCTGGCGGCCGAGCAGCAGGGGGAAGCGCGCCTGGTGCTCGCCGCCATCACGCAACTCAAATCACAACTCGGCGGAGGCCGGTGAACATGTCAACTTTGGCAGAGATCAAAGCCGCGATCGACGGAATGAACACGGGCTTCGAGGCCTGGAAGAAGACCCAGGCCGAGCAGCTGGATAGGCTCACGAAGGACAGCGCCGAAGTCCGCGATCGGCTCGAGGAGCTCGAGGCGCGCGCCAAGTCGCCGGGCAAGACGAGCTCCGGCATCACTACCAAGGACCTGGAGCACAGGGAGCTCTTCCTCAAGGCGCTGCGCGGCAAGCTCGTCGAGCCTTCCACCACGATGCCGCTCCGCAACATGGAGGCCGAGCTTCGGATCGAGGCGAAGGATGTCACGATCGACACCGGCGCCGCGGGCGGCTTCGCGGTGCCGAAGCTGATTGCCCAGGAGATCGGCCGACTCGAGCTGAACTTTTCGCCGGCACGCCGGCTCGTGCGGGTGCGCCAGTCTGCGACGAGCGACTATCACGAGCTCGTGAGCAAGCGCGGGGCGACGTCCGGCTGGGTCGGCGAGACCGGCACCAGGTCGGCGACCGCAACGCCGACACTGCGCGACCGCGTGCCGACGCACGGGGAGCTCTATGCATACCCCCAAGCTTCGAATTGGTCACTCGGGGACATGTTCTTCAACGTCGAGGCCTGGCTGACCGAAGAGGTCGCTGAGAAGTTTGCCGAGCAGGAAGGGATCGCGGTCATCAGCGGCAACGGCACCAATCGGCCGACCGGTATGATCAACACGTCGCCGGCGACGACCGCGGACTTCGCGTCGCCGGAGCGCTCGGCGAACGCCTACCAGGCGGTGCAGTCGGACCTGACACCAGGCGGTGTTGCCATCCTCGCCGACTCGCTGATCGACCTGTACCACACGTTGAACGCGAGCTATCGGTCGCGTGCGACGTGGATCATGAACTCGCTCACCGCGTCGGCGATCCGGAAGCTCAAGGACACCACGAATCAGTACATCTGGCAGCCGGGCCTCATCGCCGGCACGCCCGACGCGCTGCTCGGCCGTCCCGTCGAGATCTGGGAGAACATGCCGGCCATCGGCGCGAACAACTTCCCGGTCGCGCTCGGCGACTGGCAGCGCGCGTACGTCCTCGTCGACATCGGCCAACTGGCGATCACCGTGGACCCGTACACGAACCCAGGGTTCACTCGCTTCTACGTGCGCAGAAGGGAAGGCGGCCACGTGCTCGATTCGCACGCCGCGAAGTGGATCCAGACCCTCTAGGAGTTGACTGACATCGGGCGGGATGGTGGCAGGGTTTGGCCGCGATCCTGTAAAAGCCTCGTCGGCGCCGCCCACGCGGAATCAGCGCCGCGCTCCAACGCCGACGAGGCACGCGGCCACATTTCAACGGCAACGGAGGCGCGATGGACTGCCCACGATGCGGCGGCTACATGCGACGCGAACCGGCGTGCGTTGCGTGCCTGCTCTGCGGCCGCTTCGCCGTCGTGCTCGATGCCGCCGACGCCGCGCGTGTGCGGCAGCTTGTGATCGATCGCGAGCGCCGTCCGCGGAGCGTCGAATCGACGCCGCCGTTCAATTCAGCCGAGTACGCAGCGCCGCGACGCCTGCGCGCGGCCGTGCGGTCCGGGCCGCGGCTGCCGGTAGCGATCGACGAGGAGGAGTGAGCGATGAGCACGATGTCGACATCATGTCGACACGGTGTTAGCATCTGTACACGATAGTTGACAACAGGAGCGGCGATCCCAGACAATGCCCCCGAGCAAGCGACTCGCGATGAGGCTGCGGAAGATTCGCCAGGAACGAAGCCTGACTCAGGAGGCGCTGTCGCGCCGGGCCCGCATCTCGCGCGTCTACCTGGCTGAGATCGAGGGGCAGCGGCGCGATCCAAGTCTCAGCATCGTTGCGAAGCTCGCGAAGGCGCTCAAGGTGAAGGTCGGCGACCTTGTCGACTAATCCTCGCGAGGGAGGCAAGCAAGTGAGACACCTCATCATCGTGGGCGCGCTGCTCCTCACCGGCTGCGCTCATGGCATCGTCGTGCTCCAGCACCCGCAGACTAAGCAGACCGTCGAGTGCAAGCACGATCCGTGGGGCGACGGGATGTCCTCGACGCAGATCGCGAAGTGCGTGAAGGCGTACGAGCAGGCCGGGTACAAGGTGACGGGGGACAGCCGGTGACGGAGCTGCTGGAGTGAGGCCTAGCCGCGCGTTGATCACTTCCGTGCTTATCGCCGGTTGCGCGAGCGGCGAGATCTATTGGACGCGCTC